GTTTGAGCTTCTGGTTCAACCATTACTACTGGTGGTTTGGTGTTTGTGTAACCAGCACCAGCATTCACAATATTGACAGAAGCGACTGTTCCAAGGCCCGAAAGAACTGCAACACCAGTTGCGTTGGTGTTCATTGTGATACCAATACCAGAGAAGATTGTTCCAATACCAGCGGTTACACCGATAGAAACTTTAGGTGCAGTGGTGAAACCAGCTCCACCATCGGAAATAACGATACTTGAGATCGTTCCAGCAATTGAAACCAGGGCAGTTGCAGCAACACCGACCTTTTCAGTTCTATCGAGGATGAGAACACTTTGATCAACTTCTGCAAGGTCATCAACTTCATTGAAGAATGGAACCGCAGTGTCAACAAAAACTTCTGTGGATGCAGCCGAGACATTGTTAATGATGTATGATACTGGTCTGATTCCAGCTTCCAGTTCAGGTCTATCCTTTGTGACATCAAGATTTCCAATAATCACGTCGGAAACTTGTTTCTTCCAAGTTACGGGTCTCTCTAAAGACCTGTCGGTCGTGACGCCAACATCAATATAGGTGTTGGTTGATACAACATCGGCAGTTGTAATACCAGTTACCGTTCTGGGAAGTTCCTGGTATCTAATACCCAGTCCAAAATCTGGATAGAAATTGATTGTCAGTTTATCACCAGGTTTTACTGTCTCTAAAATGTCAACAGCGGTGACATCATTATCCGATGCGCGGTAGAAGTATATTCTTAACTTGTCTCCAAACTTAGGAGCTTCAGAGAATGTAATCTGTGAACCACCTGCAACCACATAACTTTCAAAAGGAATCTGGAGAATATCGTTTCTGAAGATAAGGAGATTATCCTCTACACGAATAGGTGAACCCTTGGATGCTCTGAGAGTCAGAAGAGTTTCACTTGCACCAACTGTCTTAGTCAAGTTAAATGTTTTTCTCTCACCATCAAACAAATCTTCAAATGTATTCAGTTTTTCAAGTTCTCCAAATGTCCAACCAGCAAAACTATCGTTGAAAGTCTCGGTTACGGTCAGTCTAAATGATGTAAATGCGGCACCAACAGATGCATCTGTAGGAATACCTGCTTGATTGTCTGTGGCAAGTTCGAGAACATCACCAACTTTATAGTTGTATCCATAATTTGTAATATTGAAACTAATTACACTCTTAGCAAGACCAACACGAACGGTGACAGATGCACCAATACCAGTTGGGCTTCCAACGAGTCTCATATTCTCATAGTTGAGTGGTGCATCAAACTCAAGAATTGGTGGATTGGTGGATGTAAATCCTGAACCAGGATTTGTGATGGTTACTGAGGTTACAAGACCAGCAGTTACATTTGCACGACCGATGGTGACAATACCAGAATTTGAAACTGCCTTAACGATAATGTTTGTTTGTACACCTACTCTATAACCAGAACCACTGTTTCCAATCGAAACTGAAGAAATGGTTCCTGCAATGGATACAACAGCGGTTCCACCAGCAGCTACCAGTGGTTGATATCCAAACGAACTTGTTTCTGCAACAGAAACGATAATTCCACCTCTAGGAATAGATGAAACGTTGGTGTCATAACTTACAGATACACCTGCACCAGTGAAACGAACAGAAGAAATACCTGCGGTCTCGGTGATTAGGTAGTCATCAGGAGATGTTGGATTCTGGAAGATTTCATTGACAAGGATTACACCAGTATTTGTTGCAAAACCAACTACGTCCTGACCTTCGGATTTAAGAACGAATGCAGATGCAATGCCAGTGAACTGGTCTTCAATCGTATCAAATACGTAGTTGTTTGTGTAAGTATCTTCTGTACTATCTGGAATACCAGTTCTGGTAAACGCTCTAGCAGCAAATGTTGATGTCGTGGTAAGTCCAACTGGACCCTTCTGACCCTTCGGAGCCTCAACAAAGTTGATTGTATCTTGTACAATATTATAGTTACCAACATATTTGGTAATAGTAGAACCTGCACTGTGAGATGCCAATGCAGAGTTAAGTTGTGCTCTCTTAACCAGAACAAGGTTAGTTCCACCAATACCGATGGTATCAATCTTCATAAACTCATCATCTACCTTTACAACATCACCAGAGAAGAATGACGTAATACCTGTCATTCTCATAAAATCAGTACCAGTATTCATTGCGGTGGAAAGACCTGCATTGATTGGAGACTGAATCAACGGACTTTGGATGTTATTGTCCAAAGTAACCAACATCTTGGAGTTCAGTTTCTGTGCGGTAAATGCGTGAGTGGTTCCAACACCGACTGTGGTGATGTCAAGAACACTTGGAACATTCTGAAGAGCCTCAGTTGCACTTGCTGCAACCTTGAACTTATTCTCGGCTACCTTAACAACATACAGTGTGGATGGTAGTTTATCGGTAGTACCAAAACCAACGATAGACGTAGTTCCGATACCAATACTCATTGTAGTACCTGCACCAGTTGGTGTATAGGTAATCTTTTCTCCAGTGGTGAAGAAGTGGTTATTGACAACAAACGAGTTGTTAGTAATATCCACAACAGCTGGATTTGAAGCATCAAATACCTTGTGGAATACGGAATCTCCTCTATGTTTTAGATTGAATGAGAATATAATGTCATTTTCGGTTCCTGTGTAGAAACTATCCTCACTCTGCAGAGTTGAATTTGTAAAACTTACAATTCCAGTCGAACCACCAGTTTCGGTGAGGTTATATTGAAGTACCTTCGTAGTAACGTCGGTATTTGCAGGTGGAGTGAGTAACAACTCAAGGTCTGAGCCAGTTGCAGAGTAACCAACACCAATAGTTCCAATACCAACTCCATTGAAGTTGTTGAAACTTCCATATTCATTGAAGTAGATATCGGTTCCATCGTGAATCAGGGTTACCTGAGTAACTTCATATCTATTATTTGTGGTATCATTAATTTCAACCAGACAATTTGCAGACTGATAGACGTTTGATGAGAAACCACTAATACGTGTCGCTTGTGGGGTTGCAGTCGAACCGATCGAAGTGGTTGTGGTCAGAATCTGAGACAATGCAATCGATGTACTACCAATACCAGTGGCTGCACTGTCAAATGATGTCTGATGAATTCTCATCGTTACACCAACACCCGCGAGAGGCGTGAAGTAAACACTCGTGATACCCGCCGTAACATCTGCACCAAAAGTTCCAAGACCAACACTAGGAACACTGGTTGCAGAGAAGTTTTCTGCAACTACTTGACCATATTCCAACAGATAGGCTTCAGTTCCATCTTGTAACAGAATCAACTCATTAATTTGACTTCTTTGTTCGCCTGTGGTTTCTGTAGTTTCTACAAAGAGTTTTGTGGTTGTAAATGAAGTGGTTCCAAATCCAACCACCTGGAATGGAACTGGTGAAGCCGAAGAACTTACACCCGCAGAACCAGAGATAATCTTATATCCAGTTCCAATCTCAGTAGATCCAACACCCACCTTAGTATCAACGTAGGTTTGTTGAGATAAGATTCTGAGTGCATAGTTATTTGACTTAAACTTAGCAGGAACGAATCTAAGAGAACCTGTGGCTCCAGCAATTACAAAGTCAAATGTTCCAAGATCAATCTGGGTCTCAACTCTTCCAAATGGAACAATGTACGCATTAGAACCATCGTGAACAACATTAACTTCAATGATTTCTTTCTCACCACTGAATCTTCTGTCAAAAATGAGAACATAGTACTTGGCACTTCTGATTTCATTAATATCAAAACTAGAGATTTCGGAATATGCAGTAGATCTAGGTTCATCATTGAACTCCGAACTTACACTATCAATAGAAATGGCACGGTTCGTTCTAGATTCGATGTAATCCGTGAGAATACGATTACTAAACTTGATTTCATCGGAAGCAAGTTCACCGTTGATTACTTTTGAATTTTCACTAACGAGGTCAAAGTCATAACTGTTGAAGACGGACTCATCTTGACTAATAAGGTCAACCAAACTTGATGTTACGTCTGAAGAAACACCAACTGATGCGGTTCTACGGTTCTTGGAATCCGTAGAAGCAATCGATACGATTTGAAGGTCAGAGAATTTCTTAAATCCTACAACGTGAGCCAGTGAACTTACTGGGTCTCTCCACTTTTCAAATTCAATGGGACTTTCCAAAGAATATGAGAACACTTGATAATAATCATTGTCAGGAATTCTCTGAAGAGATTCACTTGGTTTACCTGTGTCTCTCTGCCACCCATTAATGACAGTTGAGTTTGATTCAATATCAAAGTAAGAGCTGAAGTCAATGACTTCTTGAATTAGTGCAATTGATTTGGATGAAATTCCATTAATTCTTTCCCCTACCGCAAAATTGTCGTTCGTAGATATAACTTTAAGATACTTGTTTACCTCATTCCAAGAAACAACTGTTCCAAACTTATCTCCAGTGCTTACAATCTCACCAACACTAAATTGGTTGGGTCTGATAGTGATATTGAAAACAGGCAAATCTTCGAAAGGAACTACTCTTCCAGAAGAAGAGCCTCCACTAAAGATACCTGCATTAGTAACACTTGAGTCTAACTGGTAAGAAACAGTTGCATTACCACCACCAGGATTTGTATTTACTCCAGTGACGGTGAAGTAATTGTAGTTGTAATCGGATGAGTTGTATCCACTACCAGTGGAAGCAATACCAATATTTTCTACAAAAATCTGTCTTCCAATAACAAATGGATATGTTTGAGATGTGAAAGCTCCATCCAAAGTCAGAGTGACAGTGTTTGTTCCACTAGTGAAAGAAACATCCGATACTTTTACACCATTGGAGTTGTTCGTTGCGAGTACTCTTGGATTTGTATCATAAAGATCATTTGTGTTTCTAAGAATTTCTACCTTAGAAACTGAAGTTCCTTGAATCTCTACATCAGTAAGAACATTTTCATTTACTGAACCAGTTACTCGGTCAATAACAATAACTTTTGGAGGTTCGATATAATTCTTACCACCAGAGGTGATGCCAATATTTGAAATAGTTGACAGTCTATCAAGTTTAATAATTTGAGGTAATCTTACCGATGGACGAAGTGTTCTGTCCGCCGAATAATCAAATCCGATGTTCTTGACTGTGTAATTTCTAAGAACACCAATATTGTCACTGACCAACTTAACAATTCCACCAACTCCTTCTGTAGATGCAATTGCAGTGACCACAGGAATGGTATCATATCCTCTTCCTTTGGATATGATTTGTACCTTATCAATAGGGCCAGATACTTGAGGTGCAATAGTAGCGTACTTCAGTAACGTAGTCTCGGTAGAGTTATAATTATCCTTTTCTGGTTCGCCTGGCAAGTTGAATGAGAAGGTTGTACTACCAATACCAGTTACATTGAATACTCCATTATACTGACTATCAAAAACATTCAAACTGGAGTAGCTGATTACATCTGTATCAATAACAGGTGTCTTTTTATTATCAGAGATAATATCCAAATTGACTGGCGTCAACTTGTAGAAGAGTTGTTGTGGAGTGTTATCTGTCAACAACAGATCAACACTTGCAGTCGTGGTTACACCAACAGTTCCGACTCCGACAACTTGGAAACCAGTTTCTTCTGTATTAGAATAGTATGGTTTGATGAATGTTTGGTCGCGGTACAGATTAAAGTCAAAGGAAGATGTTCTCTTTCCAAGAACCGTTTGTCCGAGGGACGTATCAGATACTGCAAATCCAACTCTATATCCACGAGTAAGTCTCAGTTTTGGATTAATCAGACCAATTTCGTGATTAGAGCCAGTTGATGTAATTCCAATGGTTTCTGGAATGAACTTAGTTGCCTTGTAATAAGTTTCGGCAAGTTTAAATGAGTTCTTGTCTCTTCTAACAACGAAATAGATTTGATTGTTAACGAGAGGAACCGCTGGGTTATTTGACGTGTATAGTACCTTATCTCCAGTTTCATACTTATGATTTTCAACGGTCAACAGAGAAATATTGGTATTAATGCCAGCTGCACCAAAAGTTCTTGGTGCTACGATTGTTCTCTTAGTAGTCTCGTTGTACTTGATTGCATATGATGTTGTGATACCAGGTGTTAGTGATACCTGAATTCTATCGTTTTGCAATAGTCCGTGAGGTTCTTTACAAACGATGGTTCCAATAACCTTCTCAACGAAACCGGTTACTTCAAATTTTCTTGGTGTGAGACTATGAGCCTGACCAGATCCAAATCCACTGAAGAACAAACGATATGCGGTCGAAGCGATACCAACTACAGATCCAGTAGAGCCAATTGCGACAGGGTTTGTTGAAATACCCAGGAGGTCTTTACCTGCATTGATTGCATAGACAATCGACTTATTTGGTAGTGAGAATGTTGAAATGCCATTGTAAACTTGGATTGAGGTATCATCTCCGTTCGAGTATGTTAACTCTTGACCAGTTACAAATCCGTGATCTGGCAGATATGCAGTTTGGGTTGGAATAAATCTGGAAGTAGAACCTCCACCAACAACTTTATACGAATAATTGATAGTTGAACCAATACCAACTCCGGCAGTAGAACCCAGTGCAAGAGTTTCGGAAGGATTGAAATAATATGGTATGTTTCTATTGGTAATCAAGTTTGTACTGACACCAATATTATACTGAATAATTCTATTCAGAACTGTAATCAGTGAAGTACCTGAGTGAGCAGTTCCAACAACACCATCATACTCTCTCTTAACTCTGACCTTGTTGTTCAGAGTATCGATATTCAGAACTAACATCTGTTCTGAAGAAATGCCAATGATATCGTTAGATTCAATGTTCAGTTGAGTCAGATTACCACTAACCGAAAGGCTGGTGATAATACCAGTAGAACCAGTGGTTCCAATTCCTGTATTCAGAATCAAGAATGAAGTGTTAAATCCAATTCTATGTCTTCCACTAATCTGTTTCAGTGCATCAGTGGATAATCCAGATACATTGATAATATCACCAACGGCCAGACCGTGAGGTTGTGTTGAGAAGCCAGTTACATTACCATTTCTATTATTGTATCCAAAAGTAATATTGTCTATTCTTAAAACGGTTGAACCGATTGATACAATATCACTTCCAACAACACTGGAAACCTTCGCATCGAAACCATTACCACTACCACTTTGTCTGGTAATTAACTTATCATTAACCTTGTAATTAGAACCTGCACTTTCGACAGTATATGACCTAATGTCGCCAGGTGATGCATAGTTAACAACGGCTTCTTGATTGACTAGTTTTGTGCTATCATAAACTCCATCATACGTTGCACCAGCAAATCCAATTTTGTATGGATAGTTGTTTCTTCTGAGAGTTGTAGAGTTTAAGTCTGTGTTTTGATTATTAGTCTCTACAAAGTTGTAGTCATCGGGTTTTGCAGTAAACTTATCACCGATCAGATATGGGAATTGTGGAGCACGATAGTTTTTGAAAGCTCCGCTGGTTTGATTGGAATTGGGGTCAATTGTTGCAAAGTATGCATATGTACCAGTTGGATAATCTGGAGTGATGCAATAACGACCATTATTTCTATCGAGGTCGCCATTTCCAGTGTACTCATAATCTTCAATGAAGAATCCAAGAGGGAAGAGACTTAATGGTGGACCGGATGTTCTGGATGTCTTAAGAGTATATCCAGACTTCATAATTCTAGCTAAACCACCATCCTGTCGATCATATCCATATGGGCCGTAGATTGGGTTGCCATCATACGCCCAACCAATGATTGGTGAGTGTTTGATAGATGCCTGTTCTGCGTTATTGACCAGAGTCAAGTCATTTTGTGCATAATCAAAAGTTCCATCACTATTTTTCTGTTTCAGTACTCTTCTTAACTGTCTTGGTGCATAGAACGAAGTAAACTTCATTCCATTATCGTTGTCACCTCTGGTCAAGAATCCATCATCATCAGTAACGATGTTTTCGTGTCTCTTAACGTCGTTAATATTCCAACTACTGATTTGAGGTAAGAACTTAACCCCAGTACCAGGAATGTTCTCAGATACTACAACACTCGATGTGGTATAACCAACACCACCATTCAGAATGGTGATCTTTGAAACTCTACCGTTACTGATAGATGCAATAGCCTTTGCACCTACACCATCACCAAAGATTGAGATGTCTGGTGGTGAACTGTATTCAGTACCAGATTTTGTGATAATGACGGATTGAATCTTTCCATCACTTACAATCGCTCTGTATTCTGAAGATGATCCAGAAGAAACTCTGACTGTGGGTCTAATTGCAAAGTTCAGGATCGTAGATGAACCGTAACCGATTCCCGACTCTTCTACGTTAACTGATGTGATACTTCCCCTTACAACAGGATTCACAACTGCGTGATAGTTCTCTGGTGCAGAAGTGTTAATACCAATTCTACCTTTTACATTAACAACGATTGGTGGATAGTTAAAGACGTGATTACCAGCACCAATAGACGTAAGTCCAACATACTGTTTTGTCAGATAGTTCAAATCGGAAAGTGTAGTTCCAATGCCAGCTGCAGCTAATCTGAACCTATTATCATCAACTTTCAACACATAATAATCTTGTGTGGTTTGAAGTCCACCAATAGAAATATCAGAATTAGAGTATCTAACGACTTCACCATCTGCAAAGCCGTGGTCTTGATATTCAATGTAATCTGAATACGTATTGATACCAGTAGGAGCAATCAGTCTTCTCTTGTTTTCATATCCTTCACCAGGATTTTCAACAACAATTTGTCCGATAACTCTCTTCTTCTCCAGACTTTCAAATCTCTGAATACCATCAGCAAAACCAGTGATGTTGATGATATTGTTTCTTGTTAATGCGCTGTTGCGGTCATTTGCAAGTTGAATTGTTGTGGGATTAATTCTTGCAACGTAGTAAACCTCGTTATCAATCAGGTTTTGATCCGGCGTGGTTTGAATACCAACAACTGCTGGGTCTGTTGCAATCCCGATTGCACCAGTTCCTGTGAAAGTTTTATAGATTACAGCCTCACCATCTCTAAACTTATGGTAGGTTGTGAATCCAAGAGTATTATTATTAATATTGATTACACTACCCGATGACGATGCATCAAAGTCAATAAAATGGTCGATTTGTTTGAGAACTGCCTGTGCGGTTGCGTTTTTACCATTACCTCCAGAAATTTCGATAATAGGAGTCTCTACATAATCGAAACCAGGATCAACGACATCAATTCTTGAGAAGGAACCCTTTACATTGACCGTTATACTTGCACCGGCTCCAGCATTACTTTCAATAGTCGCTGAGGGAGGGGTGACAACATCATAATTAGATCCACCAGAAAGAACATCGATTTTATCAATACCACCAAAGAATACAACGTCACCAGACTTGTAGTTTAAAATCTCAGTACCATTGATTAGGATACCAGTTGTCCCTGGAATGGTTTGACGTTCTTGGCCATCAAACAATGGGTCAAGTGAAATTCTCTTCAGTAGTCTCTGGTGTTCTAGTTTCTTACCTGCAAGGTCTGGAACAGAAATTTTGAATACACCACTACCAGTTGCATTTACAAACGTTCCATTCAGAAGATCTGGAAGTGAGTTTGCGAGTTTAATTTCGTTTGCATTCTCTCTACTGATGAAGTAATTTTTGCCATCAAGTAAACTACCAAGAACACCAGTATCATTGAGTACGTTAAATCTAACAACTTCCCCAGAGAAGAATCCGTGATCTACAGATCCTGATGTAACTTGAATAGTTTCGCCAACAGTTGAACCTGTCCATTCAATTGAACGATCTGTGGCACTAACAGGTTGTTGACCCAGACTTGGAATGGATGGAGAAGCTACGTAGACGTGTGGATGTGGTGGTCTGGCTTCGAGGTTATCACTTTCGTGGTCGTATGTATTCTGAACGTCTGTGGTATATTTTGTGATATTATCGTGTACGGTACTATTACCTCTGTTCAGTCTTCTTCTGACAAATTCTACGTCCAGAGGGTCAATACCTGGTAAGTCGCTAAGAACAAAAGTAGAGGTACTTACAACGTTCGTTACGCGACCCAATCCAAGAACGTTTAACTTACCATCAAGAACTTCTACAAAGTCCTGTTCATAGAAATCGTGTTGGGAATTTGTGACAACATTATAGACACCAGTGGTTGATGTCTGTTCGAATGTGACAAGTGAGTGTCTTACTACAATGTTGTGAATCCAAGAGCTGAATTTAACATCCTCAATACTCTTCTTAATTCCGAGATTACCTACTCTAATGATATCTCCCTTGTTGAAGTAAATGGTGTTCGATGGAATTTTGAACTGAGACAGAACACCAGTGACCAATACCTCAATTTTATTCGAGTCCGAAGTTGCAGTATATCCATATGCGACATTACCATATCTTACCTCATCAGAGACCGTATACTCTTTCTGAATTGGTGAAATGTTCAAGAACTGGTTGAGAGTCTTGTCGGAATAAGTAACAACACCAACAATGTTGTCTTTTACCAGATGCAACTTTCCACTGGTTGGGAAACCAACGGTAGTATCAACCGTAATTGTAGTTGCACCGATTGATACATTATTCGTTAATCTGGTTCTACCAGGAATTACAAAATTACCAAAGATCGAGTCTTTAGAGACACTTACCTGATAAAAATGTTCTCCACCATATATGAAGTCCTTTACGTCTGAGATAGCGCCAGAAGCGCCTACAATGTTCTTGTCGGTGTCGTCTTGATCTTGGAATAGGGTTGACCCTTTTAACGCTCTAGGGTCGCCAGAGATGGACTTAACGACAAAATCCTGAGTGACGCTGTAGTCTGCGTCAGAGGGTTTAAACAAGAATTGTGATGGTTTAAGTACGTTAACGTTTTCGTTGTATAATACTTTGAAGAGTATTTTGTAAGCTTCTTCCGTACCTTTGGTCTTGAAGAAATCTTTGACTTGACGTAAGAACTTAATCTGATCTAATTCACTAGAAAATGTTCTGTTTTGAAATCCATTCGCAAAAGTCGCCTTCAGATTACTGAAGAACTCTCTCATAAAAAGATTTGAGAGGTTATAAACTTTCGTGCTTCCAGTATGAGCTGCACCAACCGTAGAAGAGAAAGAAAGTAAGTCTGGTCTAGTGTTTCTTTCTAATGCATCAACACCACTGAATCCACGAACACATCCACTAAAGTAGGTTGAACCAATGCCAGTATAAGTGATGATCTCATCATCAATTTTCAACAAACCATACTTCTCTGGCCAACCTAGAGTACTGTCAACGTAGATGGTGGTTGAATATGACTGAGTATCTGTAGAAAGACCTGTATATACTGTGGTAGCGGAACCAACGTAAGTTTGAAACTTAGTATACTGGTCAATATTTTCTCCAATGTCAACAGCACCACCTTGATATTCTTGTGAAACATAATATTGTTTCATGAATTCCACAAAAAGTGGACTTTCAGCTTGAACAAACTCTGGTAACTGATTTTCAATTACCTGACTGATTTTAACTCTTTGGATGGAGGTGTCGATCATTTATATTTTCCGCTATTAGTAGGTGTAACCGGCTACGGTCGTTGTTGAGGATTGAATTGAACCAGCTGATGATGGAATCGTCGTAATCGCAGTAGAGGTAATCGGTGAACTCGATTTTCTGATGTATGTTGGAACGTTGTAACTTGATTCTCTGATAAATCTCGAACCAGACGTATTTTCTCCAGAGGAGATAATATCCTGAATCATCGTAACACTCGTGTTTGTCATATCAAGACGAATATACAAATCACGAAGTCCAATCACATCATTCGAATGTGGCACGGCTTGAACTTCAATCACGTTATTTGATATGTTGGTTGATAGAATATTTACAGTATCTATAATGATTTCACCGACATCATATTTGACCGTTCCTGCATTCCGTTTAATGACATTTGGAGTGCCTCCATCGGTGTATGTGAAGAAGAACATACGACCATTGTTTGCATCAATGACCTCATCTGCCATATAAATGGTATCATTAACACCTACGATCTTGAATCCAGTTGATACCACATTGTATGAAGATTGTGCGACGTGGAATCGATTTCCATAACAAAGTTCATACTGAGCAAAGACACCAATCTGTGCACTCATATTTCTTCTCATTACAACTCTGGTGATGTTAGAAGTAATCGACTCATTCACTCCATCAATCAGTGTTTGAGCCTTACTATACTTAAAACGACCTCCAAACTTGTTAATATCGATAGATCTTGAGTATTGGGTCAATGCACTTGATACAAGAGTCTTCAGATTGTTGGGGTCATCACTAAAGTTTGTGTTATAATAAACAAATGACTGCAATTCGACATAGAGATACTTCAGATCGATAAATTCGGGTACAATACCCGCAACCGAGTAGCTCTTCAGTTTCTGAATCAGGTCTCTCTTCGTAAAATCTGATAAAAAGTCACCATTTCTGGGTTTTGCGGAAATAAACACTTTTCCGAACTGTGGTGGATTTAATTCTTCTCCACCATATGCACTTACAGACTCAATATTTGGATAAATGTACGCAAGAACAGCTTCATAGTCCGATGCGGTCACTGCACGGTACTGTGAAGAGTATATTCTCGGTGCATAATACTTTACAGACGAAATTGACTCAATATTATCTCCATCTCTTGCTGGTTGATTCGTCGTAACAAGAGAAACGTTACCTGGATCGATAATTCCACCGTCTTGATTGACTAATTGACCTACAAAACTGAATTCTGCAGCTCCATTTCCGTCTTTTCCACTGGTTGTGATGTAACTTACAGTGACATAATTCTCATTTGCAAGTTTTCGACCAATAATTCCGTCTCCAAACAGAATTTCATACCTTTCATCTTCGATTTCTTGCAAAAGATACGAATTTGAGGTCGAAGTAATGCCAATAATGTTGTTAATTTGTTTATAAGTGACCGATGTTGATGCACTTTGGTTCACTTTGACCTTTACATTGATCGTAGAGGTGTCAATATAGGAATTTGGAAGAATATATCTCTGATTATACTGTGCCGTATTGACTGTAAAGTTCTGTCGAATGAAAGAACCTTCATAAACTTCAATATCATCGAATCTGGCAACACCATCGATGACGTTTACCGTGATATCTTCAGGTAAAGAGAAGATATAACTGGTATTTGCAGCAACACCGTTACAGACAATACCCGCTCTGAGGGTTAATGTGACGACATCATCCAAATCTGTCGCCAAAAATGAAATTCTTGCTCTGGATGAACGACGAGAACGAGGAACATAACCAATATTACGTGCTAATGATACAACATTTTCTCTTAATGTAGCGGAATCGAGAAAACTTTCATTCACCGCCATATTGGTGTTGTAGGCGGTAGTGTAAGTATTATATGCAAGAGCGTCTAAAATGATCGAAAGGTTCGAACCTTCGAAATCGTAGTCAGTAAAATTCGAATTCGCCCTCAGATAGTCTCTGATGGACGTTTTGATTTGATCAAAATCTAAATTAACGTACTGACCGAAAGCCATTATACTCTAGCCGGGAAAAGAAGAACGTCTACTGTTTGAGTAGGGACGGGAAGACCGACAATATCATACTGAACCGTGACGTACATATCATTGCTTTCACTGTCAATGGTGACAGTTGCATCCACATTGTTCACTCTCGGTTCAAAATTACCTATAGATGTCAGAATTTGTTCTTTAATACCGATGTTTTGTAATGATGTATTCAGTTCAAACAACGAATCACTGATGTTTGTACCAAAAAGTGATTCAAAAGGTTTCTCACCAACGATAGTAAGAACAATATTCTGAACAGAACGTTTGATGGCATCCTCATTTTTGATCGTCAGGATATCATTCGTCACCGGATGACGTTTAAATGATAAATTAATGTCCCTAAACTCTCTCGAAACGGATGCCACTGATACGTATTTGGTCTAACCTTTTTATATTTAGTCGTTAATTAGAGCACTTGTCTACCATATGTGGGTTCAGTTCCATACTCCCAGTCATCATAATCTGCATCATTACGAATTTTTTCGTGCAATTCGTTGGCTGAGTCAAATTTTTTAGTTTTCTTGAGCATATTATCATTCACAACTTCTTGTAGAAGTTCTTCTGAGTCACGATTTGTGATCAAATGTGTGGTTCCCCACAGTTCGTGCATTATTTGTCTGTTGTAGTCTGCTGGTTGTCCCATTGTTGAGCTCCTGATTCTGGTAAATCAGAACTTTTTACGGGGTTGCTATCCCGTTCTTTTGCAGTTTTCCAAAAATATTCATCCTCACGACCCATTC